AGCCACCCGTGCCGCCATCGCTCACGTTGACCGGAATCGAGACCGTGGTGGCGTCGATATACGTCACCGTGTGCCCGATCAGTTTCCAGGCTTCCGCCGCGGCCGGGTTGTCGTTGATGTCCGGCGCCACGCTGAGATGATCGAAGATGGCAATGACGTCGCCGCTCTCCAGCCCGTGCGGCTTGGTAAACACGATATGGGTCGGGTTGGCGAGGCTGGAGGTGGCGATGATCAGCCGATGCGCGAGTGGATCGTCGGCCGCGTCAATCGGGGCCGCGCTGGTGTCCCAGTCCGCCGTCTGGGGGGCGGACTCCTGCACAATCACGCCGTCGTCGACTTCGCCGTCGATGCCGTAGGCCACGTTGGCCTTGGTCAGCCCGTCATTGATCGACAACACGTCGGACTTCTGCGAGAAAGCGCCGCGATAGCCGGTGAATGGCGCGCCCTTGACCTGGCCCTGCTCGAACACGCACGCCACTCTCGACACGCCCACGCCACCGCCTGGCACCTTGGCCGCATGAAGCGGATCGACGGTCTTGTCGAAGTAGCCATCCCCGACAGCCAACGTGCCGCGGGTCAGGCCGAGCGGGGTGTTCCCCTCCGCGCCCACGCCGAAGCCGTTGGTCTTCTCGGCCAGGCTCTCGTTGGCGTGCGTGATGCTGCTCACCAGCGCCGGCGTGAGGTCGTACCCGTCAACGTACAGCGCGACAGATGGGCTCGAAAACTTGCTCATACAGCGACCTTTCCAAACTCATACGCGCATTTTGTGCACGTCACGTCTTGCGTTGGACCGAACCCGGACCGATCTCGGTGCTCTGGCCCCGCCCCGCAGTGTGGGCATTTCGCGTTGGCCGGCAGCCGCGCCGGGCGGCCGTCAGGGGCCAGAATGACGGGGTTGAACGGACCAGCCATCGCCGCCCGCTGGGCATCCAGCGCCTCGCGCGATTTCGGGTCACTCGTCATCACGACTCGCTCACGTACAACCGCATGTTCGCTACCAATTCGTTGACCACCACGCCGGCCACGATCTCTCTCCCCAGCGGGATGGTCTCATCGTGATAGATGGCCCACGATCCGTATCCGGCGACGGTCGGCGGGTCGGCCAGGAGCCGGATGCACTCGCTCATGACCGATTGCGCCTCGTAGAATCCGACGTATTCACTGAACACATGGAGCCGCAAGTCCACTTCGAGCGTGCGGCCACCCGCTCCCGCCTTGTTCCCGGCCCCGAACCCTGCCTGCACGCGCTCGCTCACCGCATACAGCACGCACGGCCGCGCCGTCAGTTGCTCAATCGCATCCCCGACCCCGCCCGGAGCCAGCGCCAGCAACGAGGCCACGTTCAGCGTGGTGTAGACGGCCGCGCTCACCGCGTCCAAGCTGGAATACGACGGGCTCATGCCTGTATCTCGCTGGTCACGAGGTAGAGTTCCTTCCGGTCATCCTTCGGGTCGTAGTAACTTTCGACCTCGCACGTCCGGCCCTGGTAGCGCACCCGGTCCTTGATCGAGATGTCATCCCTGAACCAGATTTCCCACACCGAACTGAGCACCGCGGTCACTTGCGCCGCCCTCAGCGCCTCGGTCCCGCTCAGTGGCCGCTCGTGCGCGTTCACCACGCACCGCGGCGCACCAGTCCAACTTGTCGTGCTGCCGCCATGTCCGTCAGCCGTCAGGGTGGCAGCCTGAATCGTGATGCGCTTGACCTTGTTGCCGACGCTCATGCGAACACCTTGTGCGGGAACAGCAGCGAGGTCACAGCGAGCGGAACCTCGGTCATGTTCACCGCTGAGACTCCTTCCCGGTTGCTCCACCAGTGGCCGATGAGCAGTTTCATCGCCGACTTGATCCCGGCCGGCACCGCACTTGCCGCCCCGTACCCCGCCACGAAGCGCACCGTGACGCAATTCGGCACGCCGTAGGTCGAGGGGTAGTAGACGCCATAGTTCGGGATGACGCGCCCTGGGCCGCACTCAGGCCCGGCCGGAGCCTCCACGCTGTAGTTCGTCGCCGCCCAGGTCTGCGCGGCCCCGGCCGTGTCGGTGTAGCTCACGCTGGTCACGGACACCAGCGGCGCGCGCGGCAACCAGATGTCATCAGACGGAAAGCCGTCCAGTTTCAGATCCCACGTTGAAGTGATGAGGCTCCGGTGCGTGGACGTCTCGGCATACTGCCGGGCCGCAGTAATCCACGACACCAGTTCAGGGTCGGCCGTCGTGTTGGTGGTCGGCGCCTGTGCCCCGAGTGAGCCGTCCGCGATGTTGTCGGGGTAGGTCGTCGCGGTGTTATTGCTGAGCGTGGCCAGCAGCAGATATATTGATCCGCCCGCCGCTGTGCGGTAAATCTTCCGCGAGGTCACCGCCGAGCCGCCGATAGGGATCGCCGAGATGGCGACCTGCCCGTGCGTGGCCAGGATGGTCGTGACCGCGCTGGAGACGGCGCCTGCTTCCGTCTCGCCGTCTGCGGTGATGAAGGTGATCAGATACCGATGGGCGCCCGCGGTGATGTTCCCAGCCGCCACCACGAGCGCGACGGTGGGAGCCGTGGGGGCCGGCTCCCCGTGCGTGCTATCAAGGCGAAGATGCTGCTTGACCTCGGAGACGGTGAGGGGCTCGCTGGCGGGCGCAGTCACGAGCGAGAGTGCCATCCTCGTTCCCCTCCCCCTTCAGCGCGCTGACTCGCTGCGCGAGCCGAACGGCCCCTTCTGGAAGTGGATGTCGGCCGAGCACATGATCGCGTCGGTCACGGTCAAGGAACTCAGGCGGACTTGCATCAGAATCACGTCGCTGAAGCCGAAGTTGTACGTCGCATCGGCCAGCGTCCACCCGGTCTTGCCGGCCCCGCCTTCCACGTCGGCCGGTTCCACCGTCACCGTCCCCGCGCTGAACCCCGTCCAGGCGGAACAGGTGCCCGCGACGGGACAATGGCGGAAGTTCGCCTCGAAGACGGCGCTGCCGGTGACATCCACCCCCGAGACCAGCCAATGGATATGCGGCTTGATGTCTGTGTTGTCCATCGTCGTGTGCGACAACTGGAACTGCGCGACCGCCGTTTCATTGGGCGCGTCGAACTCGAGACAGCCGATATACGCCGCCGCGTCGTTGTTCACGGTCGCTTGCCCATCGGCCCCGAGCGGGTTGACCGCGCCGGCGACCGTGACCAGGTCATCCCAGGCGCCGCCCTGGGCGACGCCGGCCTGAAACGCCAGCACCGTCAGCCCCGCCGCGACCGACAAGGCGAAGACGATGCCGGCGAGGGTCGCCCAGGATCGGCGCATGGCTTAGTTGTCGCCCATGAAGATCCAGTTGAGCCGGATCGTCCCATTGAGAATCAGGTTGCACGGGGTGCTGGTGACATCGTGATCGGCGTCATCCACGAGGAAATTCGCGAACACGTCGATCGCCGCGCTGGTGCCATCATGGATGGCGTGCTCGCTGGCCGTTGACACGCCGTCGGCGGTCGTCGCGCCGGTCACGGCCTGCGGGGTCGCCGTGTTCGGGATAATGTTCTGTTCCGTGGCCGCCAAGGGGCCGGCATCGTTCGTGGCGGTCACCGTGCCCAGCCCGAAGTCGCCATCCCAGTCCAGATTGACCCCCGCCGACGATTTCGTGACGGCCAGATCCGAGACCGCCGACTGCATGTAGACGTAGCCCTGCGGGAAGTCGTACACCTGCACCCCGCCATACGCCACGACGCCCGCGTTGTCGGCCAGGACCACGGGCGTGTTCGTGAGCGTGAGGAGCGTCGACTTGAACTGGCCGAAGCCCGTCTCCGTCGCCACGACACCCGTGCCGGCCGCGGCGCCCACGGTGGCGTTGACGCTGTTCAACTGCGCGGGCGTGGCCGTGACCGCTACGGCCGCCCCAGACGCCCCGATCGACAGCGCCGTCGTCTTGACCGCGTCGATATGCGCGGCCGCATCCAGCACGACCGCCTTGGACGCTTGCGCGACCCCGATCGTCGTCACGTCCGTGTAATTCAGCTCGGTCGCCGTCGCCGTGACGCCCGTCAGAATGTTCTGCTCGGCGACGTTCGCTGTGCCTGCCGCTTCCCCGCTGACATACCACGTCGCCGCCGCCGTGCAGATGAACTGCGCGGCTCGGGCCGGTCCCATCGTGAACACCACGCCCGCGCCCGCCGCGTTGATGTTCTCGACCCCGACCGGAAACACCGGCAACACCTTGTTCGAGACGGTGTTGACGACGGTGATGCACTCCCCGATCACGCCCACGGGCAGCACGACGCACGTCGTGTTGTCCGCGCCCGTCACGAGGTTGATGTCTTTCGTGAGCGCCGTGCCGTTGCTGGCATTGGCCCCGGCTGCCGCGACCACGAGCGTGGCCAGCGGAATGCCCTGTGCGGCGGTGCGCGTCACAACCTTCGAGGCCGTAATCGACCCCGCCGTCACCGTGTTCACCAGTTCGATCTCGGCCGCCGTCGCCGCGAGACTGGCGAGCTTGTTGACTTCGGCCGCGGTCGCCGTCTGCGCCGTGTCCTTCGCCACATACCACACGGTGGCCGCCGTGCAGATAAAGCTGGCGACGCGCCCCGGCCCCATCGTAAAGACCACCCCGGCCCCGAGGCCGTTGATGTTCTCCGCGCCATTGGGGAAGACGGGCAGCGTCTTGTTGGCGACCGTGTTGACGACGGTAATGACCTCGCCCACGACGCCCACAGGTAACACGACGCAGGTCGTATTGTCGGCGCCCGTGACGAGATTGACATCCTTCGTCAGCGCCGCGCCGTTGCTCGCGTTGGCGCCGGTCGCGGCCACCACCAGGGTTGCCAACGGGATGCCCGACGCGGCCGTGCGCGTGACCGCCTTCGAAGCCGTGATCGATCCAGCCGTCGCGCCGTTCAACAGCCCCAACTCGGTGCTGTCAATCCCGGTGCCGGACGCGGCGTTGATTTCGGCCGCCGACGCAGTGATGGCCGTCTCCGACCCAGACGTGCCCGTTGACACCGATGTGGCCTTGATCGCGCCGATGTTGCCGTTGAGATCCTTCGTCACCAACTCGCGATTGGTGCCGCTCACCGAGAACAGCAGCGCGCCGTTTCCGTCGAACAAGTGCAGGGTGGTGCCGTCCCACGCCGCGCTGACTGGCGTCTGAGCCATGATGGTTCTCCCGTCAAGCGCGGCGGGCCCTTACGACCCGCCGCCATGCTCTACGCTCGTCAGATGACGCACTCTTCCCATGTCACGCTGACCTGGAACACCGCCGTCGTCGTCGCGGCCTGGAAGCACACACACACCGCCGTGCCCGGGCCGATCACGAAGTCGCCGTCGTAGGTGGCGATGAGCGGGAAGGGCGCGACGGCCGTCGTGCTGATGCCCGTGAAGAGCGAGATCCCCGCTGACCGCAGGAACACCGGCGC